GGATTCCGCGATAGTGCAGATATTCTTGACAAGCATGATTTTTTAAACAAACGCGATACACTTATTAAAGTGTTAGCAGATGAAAAAGATCCAGAGAATAGAAAACATCTAAAACAAGAAATTATTAGTTTAGAAAAGTTATATCCACAATACGAAGGTGCAACAAATGAAGATTAATGAAATTATTCGAGAAGACGTAGCCGCTAGTCCGAAAGGATTAAAAAGTGACCAAGTATCATCTATTAAAGGTGCTATTAGTATGCCTGGCATTAGTAGCAATAAGTCTAACGGTAATCCATATCAACAATATCGTTTCGGATTAGCATTGGGTGTTGCTGATGGTAAACAAGGCGGCCAAATGCCAGTAGCAGGTCCATTTGCTGGCGATCCATTATTGCTTACCTACACCGACGAAGAATATGACATGATTAAAGATGCCGCAGATATGACAGATGCAGGTCCAATTAATCAAATGAGCGATAGTAGAAGCAGAGAAGCAGATGATGTGCATAAGCACAGTGCGGTACCACATAATTCTGGTAACTCTATGCCTAAAAAGAAGAAAAAATAATGTCAGAACATATTAAACTAACTTCTAGTGACTTTTATAAAACGGAAGACCTTATTCCGGAAGCAATCTTAGACGAGAACGATCCTATAATGGACATGCGCCGTCTAGCCGGAATTAGTGACAATAACACAGCTAAATTGCAGGAATACAAAGGCTACGGTAGTGTTAGCACGACTGGTAGTAGCGGTAGTAAGTCTGCTGTAGAAAAAGTTAATTATCAAAATGCCAACAACGTTCAACCAGGAAGCCCCGAGTGGTTCCGCTTATGGTTTGCAAAACCACATCTTACCGGCGAATCGCCGTTTTAATACGATAAAGTCCGGCCAGGATAAGTAACTATATGGCAACAGCAAAAGGTACCGATTCAGTTCTAGTTAAGAAGCCGCATCAATCAACGGCTTTTAATGCTGAACAATTACAAGAATTCGCAAAATGTGCAGATCCTATTACAGGGCCTGAATATTTTATGAGTAACTATTTTTATATACAGCATCCTACTAAAGGGCGCATGCTATATCAACCATTTGATTATCAAAAACGTTTAATCGAAACATATCACAACTATCGCTATAGCATATCCTTAATGCCTCGACAAACAGGTAAGTCAACAAGTGCCGCAGGTTACTTGTTATGGTATGCAATGTTTGTACCGGACTCGACTATACTAATTGCCGCACATAAATTCACAGGCTCACAAGAAATCATGCAGCGTATACGCTATGCATATGAAAGCGTACCAGACTTTATACGTGCTGGTGCTGTGAGTTATAACAAAGGTAATATTGATTTTGATAATGGTAGCCGTATTATAAGTGCTACGACTACTGAAAATACAGGTCGTGGTCTTTCTATATCACTACTATACTGTGACGAGTTTGCGTTCGTTCGCCCTACCATAGGACGAGAATTCTGGACTTCAATTAGTCCCACATTAGCAACTGGTGGTAAGTGTATTATTACTTCAACACCTAACAGTGATGAAGACCAATTTGCTACCCTATGGAAAGGTGCGAACAAATGCTTTGATGAATTTGGTAACCCTACAGAAGTGGGAGTTAACGGATTTAAATCATTCCGTAGCTATTGGAAAGAACATCCAGATCGTGATGACAAGTGGGCAGATCAACAGCGTGCGCAGTTAGGTGACGAGCGTTTCCGCAGAGAAATGGATTGTGAGTTTATTATCTGGGATGAAACCCTGATCAATCCTAGTCACCTAGTTGAGATGGCTGGATTAGATCCTGTAGAACGTCAAGGACAAGTGCGTTGGTATAAGAAACCCGAAGCAAAGTATACTTATGTAGTAGCTTTAGATCCTAGCCTAGGCACAGGTGGGGATCCAGCAGCTATACAGATTTTTGAATTGCCTACATTTAAACAAATAGGTGAATGGCAACATAATAGAACTCCTGTGCAACAACAGGTGGGTATTTTAACTGAAATTACTAAGTATATGGCAGAAATTGTACCAAATACTAATATCTATTATAGCGTAGAAAACAATACATTAGGTGAAGCGGCATTGATATCTATTAGTGAAATCGGTGAAGAAAATATACGAGGTATTTTCTTAAGTGAACCTAAACGTCCTGGATCGGCTCGTAGATATCGCCGAGGGTTTAATACTACAAGTTCAACAAAAATTTCTGCGTGCTCTAAACTTAAAAATCTAATAGAAACCAAACGAATGACTATTGTAAGTAAGCCACTCATATCAGAACTTAAAACGTTTGTAGCACATGGCCCTAGTTTTGCTGCAAAACCTGGCGAAACAGACGATCTAGTTATGGCTCTTATATTAGTGGTACGTATGGCACAACTCCTGCAGAGCTTTGATAGTCAAATTGACCTAACTATGAAAGACAGCCTAGAGGATATAGTCGAGCCAATGCCATTCTTCATAACATAGATAAATATTACTATGAGAGAAATTAATAAAATAGCAGAAAGCCTCTTTGAAAAAATCCGTGATAGATTTGAAGATGTTAGCTTGGGCGACGAAAAGGCCAAAGCTGTGCAAGATCCAGAAAAGGCACGTTTTTTCAACTTTGATTACATAGTAGATGGCAAGTCTTTTGGTAACATTACCATGAGTTTAATCGACGAGCGATCATTGAAAATTTACTTTAGTAAGAATATCACCAATGATCTAGACGAACATGAAAAACAACATTGGTATAAATTCTTAAGAGAACTACGCGAATTTGCTAAACGCAACCTATTAAATTTTGAGCCACGAGATATTACTCGTAGCACATTAAAACACCGCGATATCCAACAACAAAGCAAATCCGATGCTACATTTGATAAAGATGAAGTTATTGGTGAAAGTCGACTATATGGTACTAGCCGTAGCAGTTATGAGAATGAAGGACCTGTGCGTATAATTGTGCGTCACACTGCTCATATCGATCCTGAACAACGCGGTGCACGCAGTCGAAAGATTGGTGCTATCTACTTAGAAACAGCAGATGGTGAGCGCCGCAAACTATGTCTTAACAGTTTAAAATATGCACGTGCTATGGCACGACACATATCAGAAGGTGGACTATTAGAAGACGACCTAGGTCAACACATTACAGAAATGGCCAGCGAATTGAGTAAACTACGCCCATTTAAAAATAGTGTTCGTCGCAGAACATTTGAAGATAGTGAAACACAACAAATGGTCGAAGCGGCATTTGAATATCACGGTCTATTAAACAATACATTACAACGTATGAGTGGCAAGAAGGGCTATGCTCATTGCAAAGAACAGTTTGAAGCAACTAGTACCAGCTATATTCCAGAAGATGATATTAATCTAGATGAAATGAAAGAACGCTTTATCAAACGTGTATTTAATGAAAAAATGACAGACGCACTTCCTTTGGTGCAAAAGGCTTATAAAATGAAAAAAGAAAATAAATTTGCTAAACAATTTGAAAGCTGGGCTAACTCAGTGGTAGAAGGGTGGGACGAAGACGAAGAAGGTGTTAAGCAATGGGGTATTGAACCTATTAATGCAGATGATCTAATAGACGCTCTCAGCAACGAAATCCCAGTGGGAGTGGATGCGGTTAATGCTATTAATGCGATTGGTGATATTATTCAAAACGATGAATTAAAAGCTAAATTAGTAGAAATATCTAAAGTAGATCCAAATACAGATGCACGCGATGCTATCATGGATTGGCTACAAGAAAATGTCCCAGCAGTATTCCAAGAAGTAATTGATGAAATCGGCGACGTTAACTCTATGGAAGAAGATATTGCATCAGATGCAGCAGATGACCCTGCTAATCAAAGCAAACCAGAATTTAACAGCACCTATGGATCAGGAAACGACGGAGAAGACGGAATGGTCAATGACCAATACAATCAATTTAACGAAAATGAAGGTGATGATTGCAGTGAAGCAATTCAATCTGCAATCATCCGCCGTATCACACGTCAACATTTAGATCTATTAAAAGAATACGGTCCGAAAGCAATCATGGATGCTGCAGAGCATGTGGCATGGGCTGTGGGGTCAGTTAATGAAATTGGTTCAAGTGATGTTAGTGCTTGGGTTCAAGAAGTTATTGATATGTTAGAACACAGCAACGAAGTTGAAGAAGACCAATATAACGATGACTACAGCATGGAAGAAGCAGTGGGCGACGATTATGTTAACCGTGGTGAAAAAATGGCTCGAGCTGGCGCACGTCAAATGCCTAAAGAGCCTAGCTTATTAAACAAACTTAAAAGTATTCCTAAAGGTGCTAAAGCCTGGGTTAAAGGTCAACCAGATGACGACAAATCATTAGGCATTAGTGAAATGCGTAGATTAGCAGGTCTCGAGTAAAACAACAACAATAAATCAATTAAAAGGCACTCGAGGGTGCCTTTTGTTTTGGCTAAAATATTTAGAAATACTGCTTGTGAGATAAATATTATTAACGTATAGTATATAAATGCACTATACGTTTAGGCATATTAAAGACCAACTTAAAACACAAGGAGTAACACCATGGCAACATCATTAGCAGAAATCCGCGCAAAATTACAAGCGCAAGAAAACCGTAGTTCAAATAATAATTCACAACAAGGTGGCGATAACGCTATCTACGCACACTGGAATATTGCAGAAGGCACACATGCCCGTGTAAGATTCCTTCCAGACGCAGATCCAAAAAATACATTCTTCTGGGTAGAACGTAATATGATTAACCTTACCTTTGCAGGTGTTAAAGGTCAATCAGATAGTAAACCAGTAACAGTTCAAGTACCATGTGTTGAAATGTGGGGTGAAGCATGCCCAATTTTAGCAGAAGTTCGTCCATGGTTTAAAGACCCTAGTCTAGAAGAAATGGGTCGTAAGTATTGGAAAAAGAAATCATACTTGTTCCAAGGATTTGTGCATGAAAACCCAATAGCTGATGATAAGACACCAGAAAATCCAATTCGTCGTTTTATTATTAGTCCGCAAATTTTCAACTTGGTTAAGTCAGCATTGCTTGACCCAGAATTAGAAAACTTACCAACTGACTATCAAGGTGGTCTAGACTTTACTATTAGCAAAACAAGTAAAGGTGGATACTCTGACTATTCAACTAGTAAATGGTCACGCAAAGAATCTGCACTAACAGCAGATGAAGCAGAAGCTATTGAGAAACATGGCTTGTATAACCTTAAGGATTTCTTACCTAAGAAACCTACTGATGTAGAACTTAAAGTTATCAAAGAAATGTTCGAAGCAAGTGTTGATGGTCAAGCATATGACGCAGAACGTTGGGGCAATTACTACAAACCACGCGGTGTGCAAATTGACACAGCAAACAGCGCACCTGTAGCACAATCAGCTACACCTGTAGCACAAACAGCTACAGCCTCAGTTGATGAGGATGAGGATGTTCCATTTGCGCCTACTACATCAGCCGTAGTTGAGGATGCACCAGCACCAACAGCACCAACAGCACCAATCGCAACTCCTGCGGCAGGTGGTACTCAACGTGCAGAAGACATCCTGGCAATGATTCGCAATCGTCAAAAAACTAGCTAGTATGTTTCAAATAACACCAGAATACTATGATAGCATAGTAGTCTCTGAATTACCTACTCAAGTGACCATTAATGATCATTTGGGTGGGTTTGATTCAGCATACCGTAATGCTATTTTGGATAAAATTCAAAACGAAATGATGGATAATTCAATTACTATCTTTTCGGAATATGTATTCGACAATCGTGTTACAAACAATTATCCGAAATTAAAATTTGCATTTGATTTTGACAAACATGTTCAGCTATCTTTTTTAGAAGATTTTAGTGAATATATCCCATCTGTTCCTTTAAATTTTAAAAATTTTATTTGTAGCTTTAACGGAAACGAACACATTAGTAGACAACTATTAGTATCTATTATTGAAAAATTTGGATGGTTCGATGAAGATTACGTTAGTAAAAATTTTACATTTCCTGAATCTTCATTAGATGGTAATATTAGAAAATTTGTGGGCAATCGAGAAAGATTCTATAGAAAATTCTTTACTAATAAAGACAACGAACAATTTTTTCAAACTGTTAATAGTTTCGGGCATGTTAGGATTGATCATGCTAAGAATATATATATCCTAGAATCAAAACTTAGAGAAAGTTTTTTACATATTGTAAGTGAAACTATGTCTACTAGTTATTATCCGTTTATAAATGAAAAATTTCTATATAGTATAGTAACAAAAGGATTATTCTTAGCATACGGTCAACCGGGCTGGCACGATCATTTAGAAAGATATTATGGCTTTAAAAAATATACTCAACTGTTTGACTATAGATTTGACACAATAGAAAATCCTGTAGAAAGATTAGTTGAATTAATGTCTATGATATCAAAATTTAGTCATTTAACTGTTGACGAATGGTATGATCTATATAGATTAGAACATGATACTATAGAATATAATTACGATCATTATTATAGTAAACGATATTTAACTTGTTTAAAAGAAAATAGTATTGAATAAATTATTTGACAACAAAGAACTATTTTAGTTATAATTATTTAAAAGGGCATCAATTATTATGGCAAAACCATATGATATTTCAAAGTTCAGAAAGAGTATTACTAAAGCCATTCCTGGAATGGGCATTGGCTTTAATGATCCAACAGATTGGATCTCAACAGGCAACTACACATTAAACTACCTACTATCAGGCGATTTCCATAAGGGAATTCCAATGGGCAAAGTAACTGTGTTTGCTGGTGAATCAGGAGCAGGTAAAAGTTTTATCTGTTCAGGTAACATTGTGCGTCACGCACAAGAGCAAGGCATTTATGTAATCTTAATTGATACTGAAAATGCGCTTGATGAGGCTTGGTTACATGCGTTAGGAGTAGACACTTCA